TTGATTCTAGCTTTAATGTTACAACAGGAGTTTCTGAGCATAGATATATTGAGTTATCATCACCAACTATATCTTCATTGCCTAAGCCTTCCTCTTCATCTGTGTGACATGTTATCATGATCACTGGTTTGTTCTCTGACTTACCACCAAATAGCTTTCCAAGAAAGCTTTCCTCTGATGTTGAAGTTAACCTGATTGTTTGGCCTGCCCTGCCTTCAACTATTACATCACCTTCTGTTGGGTCCATCTTTTTTGCAGGCCTGGGCTTTGCAAATAGTCCAGTAAAGAAGTCTGTTGCATCTGGAAGAATTGATGCACCCTTTACTTGAATATTGTCACCAATCTTCCCTCTTGTATTAATAACATCTGAGTAATAGTATTTTGAATCTTCACCTTTTATAACTAGCACCTGTTCACCTGGAAGTGGTACAGATCTAAAGTATGGGTTTAGAGGGGATACTACGTGGCTTTGTGGGGCACCTTGGCCAGCAGCTTTAATTCCACTTACTGGTGTTACTTGAACTACGTCAGCTCCATAAAATTGATCATCCTCTCTCCTACCAGAGGCAGCCATTACACTACCAATAAATACTGTTTCACTAGATATAGAAGACCCTGCATTCTCATCACCAGATGATTGTGGAGGTGGGGTTCTCATATTTCCTGTTTTATATTTTGACATTTTTCTTATCCCTGTCAGACCTACCTATATCAGCTACAGCTTCTAATAGCTGTTTCTTTTCGGCATCCGTAAGTAGTGGAGAGTCATTATTTTTATTTTCAGGTCTAGCCATAGCTCTTTGAACAATTGCAGCCATCTTAACTAGATGTTCATCATTCTTTACTGAAGCCTCTAGGTACTCCTTTATTAAAGGTACAATTAGAGTTGCATCACCTGAGTTCTTAATTAGAGGTTGTAAGTCTGATATTAGTAGTTTTATTTGTCGGTCTTTTGATTTAGAGTTCAAATAAATGTCTTCTAATAAGTTTGAAAAGGTCTTACCCTTAAATAGTTCTAAATTTCCATCCATAATAATAAATATCAGTTAGTCTAAAACCTACTACCAGACTTGTATGTTTCATACTTTTCCATGAAGTGAACCTTAATAGCATTTACAACTCTTGTTATATATTGAGTCTTTACATCTGACATCTCTCTTATCATAATGTATATAGCCTTCTTGTTAAAGTTTTCAATATCTTCACGCCTCTTAAATATCTCAACAATTGAATGAAGTATCTTTATGTCTCGTTCCTTAGTTACAACCTTCTCAGGGTTCTTTTCCATCCAGTTTGTAAATTGGTCCATAAATTCAGATAGCTCAGACTGCTCCTTGTCTTTTAGTATCTCATTAGTAACATTTCTTGTCTTATCAATTAAGTCTACACTTCTCTTCTGAATCATCTTCTTGTAGTTATTATTGTTATGCAAGATTAGCCAATTTTTTGCTACTATACTAAAGTATGAAAAGGCTTTGCCTTTGTCTGCTGTAAATTTATTTAATTTTTCTAAAAGGTGTACTATCACCTCATGTTGTACTTCCCTAGTTGGGTAGTCAAAGTAATAAAACTTAAACCTGTGAATAAGATTCTCAGTGAGCTTCATGAATGGGTAGTCCATATGCTCAGCATATAGTCTATTTCTCTTTATTGGATCTGGCTCATTATTATATGCTATAATTGCAGCTTGTGTTGTCTCTGTAAAGTATTGTTTCTTTGATCTAGGCCTTCCTCTCTTTCTCTTTTGAGGTCCCAGTGCTGCTATTCTTGCCTCCTCAATCTTCTTTGCTTGTAGCTCATCATAGAACTTATCGACTGCACTTTTCAATTAATCTCTCCCTTAAGCTCTTTAATTGTGTCATTCAACTGCTTAAATGTCTGTCCAACCTCATCATCCTCTGCAAACATATTCTTAGAGTCTATTCCTTGCATTGTGTCATAGGTCTTAGTAATTGCCTCTTCAAGAGTAATGATTCTGTCTTCTGATTCTAGAATTTGATCTACAACAGTCTCATATTTCCTTAGTATGTTCCATGCCACAAAAGCTAACACTAGTATTGAAGTTGAAAGTATTATATATATGTATATATGTATATCCATTATTTAGCTCCGAATAGTTCATCAAATAACTTTGACTTATCATTTTTTGGACTAGATTCTTTTCTGTATTTCCAGTTTTCAAATTCAATCCTTGATGCCATATGATCGGCATGGTGCATAACAATTGGTAAGTTTGCCTTAAGGCCTCTTTCAGGTAGGTAAGACTTTAAGTAAGTGTCATTAGAGCCATCATAGACTCCGTCATGAGTAAGTATACCAATCATTTCATTCTGAGAAACCTTAATTCCGAACTCTTGTAATAACCAAAGACTTCTGTGAGGTACAGACATGTGAGTTATATCAGGGTTGTTTGTATAAATCTTCCCTTGATTCTTTCTATGCCATTCACTTGGGTTTGGAATGTAATACTCATTTTCAATATCACCAACCTTACCTAGATCATGATTAAGTGCTACAAACATTAGCTCCTCTCGTGTATAATTATCCATATATGCACCCATTTCTCTCCACATATTATATAATCGTTCTGCACAATTCATAACATTTAATACATGAGAGACATATCCACCTATGAATGAGTTATGGAAGTGTTCTATTCCAGATGCAGGTGCCATCATAATTTGTTCTTGCATCTTTGTATATAAATCTAGTAAAGCTTCTTGCCTTTCACCACTAAAGTTATCTTTAATATTATTTGTTAGATCATTCCAGTTACTAGTTAGTAATTCTGCTGAAAGATCTTTGCTGTTTTTTGGTATCATTTGTATTCTCTTTATAATTCTTATTTTATTACTATATACTATCCTATTAGATCTATTAAACCTAACTCCAATGCCTCATCTGCAGATACAAACATATCAGTCTTAGTGTTTTCCCTCCACCAGTCTATATCTTTTTTTGTAGAGTCTGCAAGTAGCCTTAAGGCATCTTCTTCCATCTTTTTATATTGCTTTGCAGAAGCTTGCATATCAGAATTCTTTCCAGACTGATTACCTGAAGCTTGGTGTAACATTATTGTTGAGTGTCTACTACAGATTCTTGAACCTGTTGCACAAGCTAGTATCATTGCAGCTGCACTCATGGCTTGGCCTCTTACAATTACATTTACCTTAACTTTAAGTGACTGTATATAGTCAATAATGCCAAACATCTCAAACATACAACCTCCCGTAGAGTTCATAACAATTGTTATTGGCTCAGCATCTTTAGAGTCTGGTCTTTCTCTAAGTAGTGTTCTACACTTTGTGCATAGATCATAGAATGTGAATTCTTTTATATCACCTATAATGTAGATGATACTATCATTAATATCTAATCCGTGAGTTATCTCAGAAAACTTGTCTGTCCCTGAGTCTGTAGTGATACTTTCTGTTGTATCTGTTGCTAGTGGCTTGTCGCCGTAAATTTCTTTCATGTTAATCAAATAAAAGTTTTAATTGATCTTTGTCAATTTCGTGTTCATTATTCTTTGGTGTAGGGAATGCATTCTCAACGCTTTTGTCTGCATAGCCTAGTGACTTTGCCATTCTAACGCATATATTTCTAAATTCAAATGTAGTTAAGCCATTGCTAAATTCCAATTCAATTTTAGAAGGTTCTTTTGTTGTGTTACCCCTAACATAAGTTAGCTTATCCATATTACTCTCCTTCGTGTGTTATTAGTGTATATAGTAATATAACAAAAATTTATGAAGAATAAAAATATCCATCAAGGTATTTTTGGATATCTTCTTGAGAAAACTTACCTTTTAGCAGTCTAGAGTAGTATCTTATATCTCTCATAATAGGCTTCTTATCTTTCTTCCACCTTGTCTTATCTAGAGTCTTTTTAAGCTTATGTAGATTAGCACCTGCAATTCTTTTTAGATCCTCTTTTTGCTTAGACTTTAACCTAAGTCTTTCTTTTATCTCAGTTGCTGATAAAGTACCTTTAAGTTCTATTTGCTCTTCACCTTTATGGAATACCCTTCCATCAACATGAACAAATTCCTTCATCCATCTCCAGCCCCTATGGAAGCCTGATGGTTTGTTTGATTGCTTGTCACTTTCACCAAACTCTTCTTTATATATATCTGATACACATTGATAACATGTAGATGCTATAGTATCCTCAGAGACACAAGTAAACTGACCACACTGTCTGCATTCCATGTATTTATACATAGCACCTTCTCTTTGGTTCCATGCTGTTCCAGGTCTATACTCAACCTTGTATGATACTTCTTTAGATTCTTCCATAGTTCTTTATTCTTTTGGTTAACTTGTCTCTTTCAATTTGTAGGTCCTTAAGTCCCTTTTCTCCATATATATCACCTTGTAAAGTTTTTTCTTCGACAATAGAAGATTGAACGTCCTCTGGGAATGCAGATATAACCTCATCCATTGTATAAGGTGTGTTAAACTCTAATCCATCTGGCTTAGACATCACAACCTTTGTAGTAGTCTTAATTTGAGCAAATGCCACATTAGCAGCTATAACCATTGCTATTGCTAGTGGATCAAATACAAATATAATAAGTAACATAAACCAATTAACAATACTCTCCATTGATTGATCAGTTAACTGTGACATATACTTTAGTGGTCCAAGTTCTCTAGCAGACTCATTGCCAATTTGCTGCTCTAATATCTTAGTGTCATATAGTGCTATTGAATCAGTTACTGAACTTAGCTTAAGCTTAGCCTCTGATAATTCAGATTGCTTTAGCTTTCTAACCCTTGATGAGGTTGTAGTAACTAATTGACCAGATTCTCTGTCAACATATTGTATCATTGTTGGATTTGCAAGAGAGGTAGTTAGCTCCTTAACAATTAATTTATAGTCATCTCTAGACTCTATAAATCTAATCCTCTTAGCATCAATTATCTGGACTTGCTTATCTAAAAATTCAGATTGAGTACTGGTCTCTTGAAATGCACCAGATAAGAATCCGTATATACCACCTGAAGTTATTGCCATTAGTATAAATACAGCCAACACCAAATATGATCTTAGCCACTTATTGATTATGTCCCAGTATTGATACAACAAAGAGGCCACAATTAATTTTGCAACCTCAAGTGTACCAGCCATAATCATTACTTCAATACTAGCACCAGCAAACAACTTACTTAGTCCTAAGACTGAGTAAAGAGCTGCAGATGCTGATACTGAAAGTGCTGATATAGCTATTAATAAAGGGAATAGCCTTCTCTTCATCTATCTTTCTAGGCCAATATAATACCTAATCTTTTCATTAATTTTATGAATGACATTTAGCTCTTTTCTGATTTCACTAACATGTATATTATCAGAAGCAGACTTTAACATCATCTCTTCAACTTTCTTAACTTGCATTTCTAGATTTTGTGAAAGTTGCTCCACTTCATCTTTAAATTTCATTGCTGTCCAAACTTGTCCCATAACTATTTCTCTCCGTTTCTATCATACATTATAGTATGAATTTTTTTGTTATTAAATGGGTTGTTGATAATTTTATATCTTATATCTCCAACACCTTCCTTGATTAATTTTAATTTTACATCTTCAATATTTTTGAGGTTATATGAACTCAAAGCAATTGTCTTTGTCTTTTCTAAATATGATACCTTAATAGAATTAAATATATCATTGTCTGAATTTACATCAACAATTTTACTGAATATATTATATATGCTATCTGTATCACTAATTATATTTTTTGGCTTAATAGGTACCATCATACTTTCTAATGTTTTTAGAAAGTCAGACTTTTGGTCTGAATTCATATCTAATAAGCCTGATATAAAGTCATCTAATACATTTTCAAATCTTTTATTGATTATATAGTCCTGATACTTTTCATTATTAGTTGTCTGAGTATATTCCTGACTATAATTATCATTATAATATCCATTATCACCATAGTCATCTTCACTAGAATATTCTGAATAGTTATCCATATTACTAGTAAAGGTATGCATACAGTTACTTAGCTTAGAATCTTTAATATAAGGTACACAGCTAATTAAGTCTTTAGGTGCCATTAAAAATAGTTTCACTTTATCATTCATTCTGTCTCCTTTAATTTAACTAATTCAGCACATCTTTCATACCATTCACATTCTGTATAATGGAGTATTAATAAGTCTATAATCTTACCATGAGTAACTTTCTTATTATAAGGATCAAAAGGTAAAGCTATTCTATCAGCATTATCTACAAATAAGGTTTTGAACTCTGATTTTCCTGTAAGTATATTGAATGCATTATTCATTGCATCATTAACTAGCTCAACCTCATCAGTTTCAAATTTATCATCCTTAAAAAAGTTTTCCATATCTTTATCCATATCTTTGATTTTATTTACTTAATACTATTTATAATAAATATATAATATATTACTTATTAGTTAATAACTTACTAATTCTTTTATGATTACTGTAAATCTTATTGATATCTTTCAAGCATTTAGCTGCCGGTTTAATGCCAGTTGATTGATATTTTGATTTTATGTTAAAAACAGTATTCTTTTCATTTACGTACTCTTTAGTATCAAAGTTAACATGCCCTTTTGCTAACTTAGTATTAATCTTAATTAAACTTAAGACTTTATCTATCTTTATTAATATACTATCATTAATACTCTGGCCGGCACTAGAGCTTAATTGATTGTTTATACTACTAAAGAATTCACTATGGTTAAGACTTGATGTCCTCCCTAGTTTCTTTAACTTTTGGGTTTGTTGATCCTTTTTTAGAAGACCATTTCCCATTTGTTGTAGCTTTTTTCTTAGCTCTTTGTCCATTTTTGTTTTTTCTAGTCTCCTCCGATAGTAGCCTATTCTTAAGCTGACTTGTTCGTAGAAGTTGTTCTAGGTTAGCAATTCTCCTTTCACTTCTCATGTGAAGCGTAGTGTAAACTCCTAACGCTAGAACTAATAATATACTGTCTATAATAATCATGTTTTTGTACTCCTTTCTTTAATCGCCGTAGTATGTTCCGACATTTTTACCAATCATACCTAATCTAGAAGCAACATTAAATTGATGTTTTGCATCACTTAATACTTCTATGATTTTATTTGCCTCTGTAAATGTTACATCATGCCTTCTACCATCAATCATTAGCCAACCAATTGTTGTCTGTGTTTGTGGTTCCTGAACATGTTCATTATCTGTAAGTCTGAATCCAATAGACGTCCATAGTTTCCCATATTTGTCTCCATTAAATTCCCTCTTTTGATTATGAATAGTTGGTTTACTTTTTTGAAATTTCTTATAATTTCTAGCCATTTTGTTTTAGTGGTTAAGCCACAAGCTTTTAGTGTTTATTAATAAATTCTTTTTGTTTGTATATTGCCATATCTAATTCCGACATGGACTTTTCATCTTGTATATTGTAACCGCTTTTACTTACGTTGGCTGGTCTTTCACTTTCCGTATTATTAAATGTTATTTTATCTTCTGTTGCCTCTTTAATCCTTTCATCTGTTATAGATGAATAGATCATATAACCTCTTGGGTATAGATTACTAGGTACATGTATTATATACTGTGGGCATTCATAGTAGATTTTATCTCCTACTACATCTCCCATATAAGTTAATTCTACAATTTCACCTTTGTATATACTACCATCAAAGAATTTGAATCTAACAGTTTGTCCAATTTTGTAAGTATGTTTTTTCTTTTTTGCCATTTGTTATTTTTTAATATAGTTTAATATAATCAATTTCTGCTTAATAAAAAAATTTATTGCGTTTTATTTTACTATAAATTTCTTCCATTTTCAAATACATGTTTAATTACTGGGAATCTTAATGAGTACTTTCCATCTTGATTTTTACTCTCCTCAAAGTATTGTACTGTAATTGTCTTGCCAACTATCTTTGAGTGGTCATCTCCAAATTCCTTTCTTTGGTCTAGGGAGAAGCCAGAACCAACACCAACAAGATTGCCTTTATGTTCAACAGATATACTACTAAGACAGTTGATTGTTTTCTCAACACCTTCTTCTACCACCCTGATGTCTCCATTGGTTGCTCCAGTGACTACGTATTCTGCATCATGCATCTTCTTAACCTTTAGAATATCTCTAGATCTTTTACCTCTGTAGTGTGAATTCTTTCTTAGCATTATGCCCTCATAGCCAAGTGACTCGGCCTCATCAACCATACTTTGAAATTCAGTTTCATTATCAACTGGTGTTTGTTCTAGTAGTGTTAGTGTCTTTGTAGATTCTAGATCACATCCTTGAAGATTAATATATCTATCCTCAAAAGATTTTGTTCCAATCCTAGTATCAAACTCTTCTAGTGTTAGGTAGTCAAATATAACAAATTTTGGATTATCTATTGTATGATTTTTCTTTCTAATTTGCTTCATTATACCTTGAAAGTCCTCATTGCCATCCTTGTCCATCATGCAAATTTCTCCATCAAGAACAAAGTCTCCTGGAATTTTTGTAACTTCATCCAATACTCTTTGTAGTGTGTGAAACTCCTTGCCTTGTCTAGAGTGAGCAGATATTTCATCATGTTCTTTCCTTATGATACACCTTACACCATCTAGCTTTCTTGATCCTAACCATTGATCATTTTCAAAGTCACAATACTTTGGATCAAACTTTTCTGCAAGTGCAACCTCAAATGTAGGTATACAAAATGGAATGACTTTATTTATTGTGCTTGTGTTAGCCCTAAGTTTTAGATCCTTATCAATCATACAGTAAATTATTAAGGCCTCCTTTTCATTATTAAGAATAAGCCCATTTACAAGTCTTATTGCATCATGTCCAGTAGCCTTTTTTGATGCTAGCATCTCTAGAACATCTATAATATCATATTTATGCTCCATAAATAAATCATGCCTCTTGGCACATTGCTTTGATGAGACACCAAATTGCTTAAAGGGGCTATATGTGTAATGTAATGCTAATTGGATTGCAGAAGAATCCTTATACATTTCTAGTATTTCTTTTTTAGCATTTCCACTTGTTGTTGCCTGCATCTCTTGTTGGAACTCAGCAATCATTCTTAGTATATTCATATTACTTTTTTATAATTTTTTGTACAACAGTATTTGTAGTTAGTATTTCAACTATAGCATTCCAATCTAGATCCTTTTGGCCAAAGTGAAAGAAGTGTCCTTTGAAGTCCTTTTGACCTCTGTATGTAGTGTCATCAATGAGTACATCTCCCATAAGAAGATCCTTTCTATGAGTTAAGAACATCTTTCTTTTAAGAGCTGGGAAGTGTTCTTCAATCCAGTTTCTTTTTTGACCCCAAGCATCTGGATTATTCCAGGGTGGAGTAGTAGCAATAAATACATCGTATCCAACTTCTATAAACTTTGCAACTGCATCCTTTGCTCCTGGCATCACCTCGAAGGTGCTAAAGTCTAAGACTTCATCTGGTTTAATATTACCTAAGTCCATTGGTAACTTTTCCTTTAGTGTTTTAGCTGCCTTTTCAAAGTTGGCAAGGACACCATCCATGTCTATAAATATAGTTAATTTGTCTTTAGCGTTTGTCATAAGTATTATATTTTAATGTGAGATCTTCTAAGTGTGTAGTCCCATAATGAACCAGTATCATCATCCTCATCAACAAGGTTTTCAATAGCTTGTATGTAGTGAGGTAGCAATGAGTGTAATTTTTCTAGATCAACAGAGTTCCAGTATCCAAATCGAATTGTCAATTGATCTCTTGTTTGAGCTCCGATCTCTATAGGTCCTAGTTCCTTGTCTATTTCTCTTAGTGTTGAAAAATGTATCCGCATATTATTGTATGTTTTCAGATTCATTAGCCATTTCATTGTCTAGAGCCTTAGAGCATTCAACAGTTGATCCTGTGAATGGAGATAAATACGATGTAACTATAACTGGTTCTGGTGTTGCTTTCTTGTATTTAGGGTTTGAATAGTTAGGATTAGCTACCTTTTCAAGTTCATCAGTTAGTTGATCCTCATAGCAATCATATGTGTTATATACTGAACCATAATAATATTCGTTAGGGAAGCCAACCATCATAGCACCACAACTAGCTCCATAAGAGATATTTTCTTCCATTTGAGGAACAAGTCCATCATGTTTCATTTCCCCATAACATTCATGTAGTTGCCAATTAGGCATATTTTCCAGATCATTCTTAAAGTCATCATTAACATCTTCTATAGTAAAACCGGATCCATAACCTGTGAAGCTAATAGCTTTAGATAATTTAGCAAGGTGGGAGTCATCCTCTGAGGTAAATGATGCATCATGGAAAAAGCTTAGACCTTTTTGGTCTTCCTCTAGGTTATTTTCCCATGTGATAGAAGCATTCTTTAGTGCCTTTTCCCAGATACTTAAGATGGTTGATTTTAATACCTCAGCAACCTTATCGTTGTGATCATACATTGCAGATGAATGAGGTTTAGTAATTTGGATTCCATATTGAAAGGTTGGAGCCTTTTTGCTTAGTTTAGCCATTTTGTTATTTGTTAGTTGTTATTATTTATATATAAATATAATCAATTCTCCCGTAGGACTTAAATTTATTTCGCGTTATTTTTAGAAAGTTATTAACAATCTGCAATGCTAAGTTCCTCTTGGAGCTTTTTAGAGTGCTTACATGAGCCCCTGAATCTACCACCTGGACAATCACAGCTTAATGTATTTCCCCTTTTGGTAATGGTATATGTATCACCTCTAGAACCAATAGCATGATACGTTAGAGTCTTTATACTAGCCATTGGGTTAATATGTTCTACATCATCAAATGATATATGATCCTCTACTGGTGTCCAGCCAGGCATAAGATATTTCTGGCCATTAATAGTTGTAAAGCATGGTGCGAACTGGTGTACTAATTTGTATTTCCTTTCCATATACTATGTCTAGACAAATACATCACATCCTGAGTTCTCCCATTCTGTAATATGATTAAGAACCTCCTCTATCTCATGGGTGTCCTTATTAAATGATTCAGCCTTGTCTTCTATTTCAACTCCTTCGAAGACTATAATTGGAGTAATATCCATTCCTCTATCGAAATTGATCTTGATTGTTGTTTCTTGGTAAATGTCCATATTTTTATATATTAGTTATTTGTTAGTTGTTATTATTTATATATAAATATAATCAAAAATACGCAAGAAAAAAAATTTCTCACGTACAAATCTAGATTGTTATTAACAAAGTTATTAACAATAATTATATGATACTAAGTAAGAACACAGTTACCATTAACAAGATATATAAAACATTCGAAATGTCTTTCTTAGCTTTTGTTTCCATATTAATAAATAACTGTGTGCATACTATTGATGGTTAACTTAGTGTTAACTTTTGGTTAAATTAAAGTACTTTAACTACATCAGACTTCTTAACTTCTGTTACTTCAAATTCTGTAGTGTCACCTTCAAACTCTTTATTGATGATAGCTTCTGCATCTGTTACTGATACACCTTCTATTAAATAAACTTCTCTAATCCACTTTACACCTTTGCCGGTGTCTGTTGCAATCTTTACTTTTGCTAAATAATACATATTGTTTTTCTTTTTGTTTTTGTTAATAATATCTTCTTCGTTCTTTTGATTTGCTCAATTGAGCTAATAGCTGTTCGCAAACATCAATCGTAATCTTGTCTGCGTAATATAAATCATATATTAGTCTACTCATATCTTTTGCTTTTATGTTTTGACTTACGATTATACTTCTTCTTATTTTTTACAGGAGTAGGAGTCTTCAATGCCTCCCAAATCTCTTGTATGGTCAGTGTGACCCATTTTAGTTTGTTCATTTTGTATTTAATTATTTACTTATAATATAACAAATTTTATTGATATATGAAAACTTTTATTAATAAAAAACTGTCACATATCCATTTACCTCATAGACTTCAGTTGGGTTATATTTTATAGCTTTAATTGTATATACATATACTCCATTAGCTACATCTGCATCCCACACATCATTTGAACTAGCACTAATCCAAACCAAGCCACCCCACCTATTGTATATTCTAACTTCCCATCCATCCCAACAATTGTCCGCTAGCACTTGCCAAGTATCATTCCATCCATCTCCATTTGGAGTCACAGCATTTGGAGCATATATAGATGTCTCATCACAAGTGCTTTGTGCACAAGGTAGTCCTGTTTCACAATCCATATACTGAGTTAGTGTGTGAAATTGTGTAATTGTATCTACCTGATATATGAATTCATATACTACTAGCTCATTGTATATTGTATCTGTAACATAATATATTATTGTGTCTACTATAACAATATATTCAACTTCAACTAATGTAATAGTGTCTGTAATATAAGTAGGCACATCAACATAAACAGTATCACATGCAGGTAGTGCACAAGTAATAACTGTATTGTTATCTAAGTTAACATCAGGATAATTTTGAGTTTGATTTCCGATATTCGGGTTTACTGCCCAACCACCGACATCTGTTGTAGCCGTTTGAGATAAATTAATCTGCCATATAGCAAGCTCCATACATAGAGTATCATTGGCAAGCATTTCGGCCCAACAATCATTTGTGTTAGATCCTGAATCATACACATTGGCACTCCAACTGTCTCCATCCTCTAAGACTTGATTTCCAAATAGAGTAAACACCTTAAATGTCCAACCTGGATGATTAGTTGTTCCAGTGCATCCCCAATTATAATCTAGGCCTGGTGAGTGCAGTCCTAAAACTATATGGCTAACAGTTGTGTTATTATTTATATGAGGGCTAGCACTGTTGTCACAAGTATTGCCGACATTTGTAAATTCATTGCAGCCACAGTTTTCAGTATTGATAGCTTCAATAGTAATATCTCCAGTTGCTGCATTCCAGCTACTGATCTCTACATCACATTGTGCAGATGTAATAGGTGCCCAAAGGGCTAGTAAGTAAATTAGTTTTCGCATTGTGTTCCATAATTTTGTAAGATTAATAATAGGTCATTCAAATCAGTAGTACCATTCTGATCTATATCAGTTGGGCATTCTATTTGAATACAGGAAGCATATGCAGGGTGTTCTGTAAGTAATGGATAGGCAAACCCATCTCCATTTAGAACAAATGCTGTACCAATGTCGGCACATAGTATGATGGTATAACCACCAATTGGCAAATCAAACCAATGTAGAAGACCTTCACAGTCTTGGTATTGGTATTGAGTGTATTGTGTAGCTCCAACTGATGTGAATACATGTTGGTTACATTGGGCGTAAGTAGCCGGTGCCCATAGGGCTAGTAAGTAAATTAACTTTTTCATATGGTGAACCAGATAGGAGTCGAACCTATGACCTATTGCTTAGAAGGCAATTGCTCTATCCAACTGAGCTACTGGTTCATTTTTGGAACAGGTTGTTTATTGAATCGGCGGCACTACTCTCATCCCTCTAACTGGCGCGTATGGCGATTTTTTATCCATCTATCATAAGCATAAGAATAAACCTCTAACTTATTTAGTTGTACATCATTAGCAATCATAAACTTTTCAGCCCATTCTTTTACTTGAATGCGTAGTCCATAAGCATTAGCTTCTTCTAAAATTTCTTCTATTTGTTGTTCATCACTCATAAAGTCCCATTCACGCCCACTATTAATCATCGGGCTAATCTTATTATAGTGTCATCCATATTATCTTTGACCCAAGTAGCTATTACATTTCCTTTGTTATGATCTACAATCTTTTGCATGTAGTGTTTAGGTGAAAATACTCCAGGATATTCTATTGTTTGATTAGTATATTCTACAACAACAGTTTTTCCAGCACCACTATGTACCATCTCTTGGCTTTTGTCATTTCTATATTTTGGTGCACAAGTAAACACTTTTTCTTTCTTTTCTTTTGTCATCTTACTCCTCCTTTGTTAGCTGTTTCTCTTATAAAGGTACCATCAACTGTTTCACCTTTACGATCTTTAATTTCATCCCAAGCAGTTTGCAAGCAATGTTTTGGCTCCAAGTTTAGTTGGTAGCAAAGAATTATTAGAGTAACAAAGCTGTCACCTAGTCCATCTATAACTTCTGGGCCATTTTTCTTAAGTATAGCTCCAGCTGTTTCTCCAACCTCTTCTATAACTTTTAACATTTGTGCATGGCTATTTTCAGGGTCAATAAGACCTTTTGCATCTGCCCAATCGTGCACATTTTTAATTAATTTATCCATTTTTCTCTTTCTTTTTAGTATCTAAGTCTTCCATTCTTTGTAACATTTCTTTTTGCCTTTCAACTTTACGCCCTTCAGCATATGCATACTTAGCTAGCAATACTATTGCTAATATAACTCCTATTAGTATCATCATTTTGTCTTTTTATTTATCCAATCATCTAATTGAGTTGTAACATACATGCCGGCAGCAAAGCCTACACCAAACATTACTAATCCTGCTATCCAGTCTATCATAATATATCTTCTCTTTTCATTTTAACTACATTGTTTAATATTTCTAAGCCAGACAAGTCTCTAGGTAGTTCATTGTCCAAGTATACTACGCGAGTGATTCCTGCTTGCAATATAAGTTTACAACATTCAGGGCAAGGAGCTAATGTCACATATAGTGTAGCACCTTCACAGCTTGTACCATGTCTAGCACACTTAAGTATGGCATTGGCCTCCGCGTGAATTACTTTCCAGTCTGTTTTTTCTTGTGTAGCACCTTCAACTCCATCTACTTGAGTATTAATTTCGCATGTATTATCCATACCACTAGGCATACCATTGTACCCATCACTAATAATCATCTTACCTTTAACTATAAGACTGCCAACCTTGGCTCTAGTACAATGAGATAACTTACTCCATTCAACAGCCATTTTCATGTAAGCCATATCATACCTCCACCTTTTAGCTGGGTGTTGAGCTCTGTTAATGTTAAAGCCTGCTAAGTTACTTTGTCTCATACTAATCCTAAGTCTTGTTCTGAAGGTATTTGTGCCATGTCGCAGATATCTTGTTCTGTTTCTAGCTTAATACTACCTGGTCGGTGAGTGTGTGCACAACTTCCTTTTGGTTCTTCAGGTTTAAGTTTATGATCAAATCCATATTCATCGAACCTAACCATAATTGCTTCTTCCCCTCCAAACATCTTGTTACCAAAGTTTGTTATTGTACCTGCCATCTTAGTATAACCATACTTAATTAGTGGCCCTTTCCATCCTTGCCTTTGTACACCATCTTTGTCTAACATAGGTGTTCTTAGACACCATACGTCCGCTACTACTCTACTACCTCTTTTTAATTTTACTGCCATATCTATTGTTTATTTGTTATTAGTTAATATAATCATTTTTCCCCAGATAAAAAAATTTTCTCTAGTTATTTTTTATCTTTTCTAGTTCTTTGCCTTTTTCTTGAGTTTGAATTTT